GGCGAGCATTGCTCGGAAACCGAAGTTTCCCCACTCTGCCAAAAGTGGATGAGCTTTCATGTCTTAAGATCCCTTAGGCACTAACTTTCTCTGCCTATCGTCGGGTTCGCACCGATAATAATGTACAATGGGATTGTATGACGACACAATCATACTAATAATATTAAACTGTCTCCAAAGTCTGCGCCATTGGATAAACCTGCCCATTTATCGTTTGTTCATAAAAATACGTATCAGATGGGAAGGTGTTAGAGGCAACTGAGCCCGGAGGAGATGGAAACAGCGGAGGATTCTTATACGCCGATTCAGATTGCCTACCAGCGCTAAAATACCGGAGTGATGAATAAGAGGCTAAAGCTGTATCGACTGGTGTAATGCCACCAGGGTCACCAACAATAGTATTATATGTAAAATGACCGAGAAGAACTATATGAGGAACATTGGCCAAATAGTACAAGGAAAAATCCTTGCCAGGTCTAACATGTCTCTCCAAATAAGTAATAGCACCACGCTCGTCAAGAAACTCGTCAGGGGTAGTGTTTGCAAAAACTGACTCATACTTCACTGCGTGAGCCTGAACGCCTCTCGTATTATTTAAAACAAGATCATTCTTAATAAAACGGGAATTGACGTAAAAAGGCACTTCAACCTCAATAACTGGCTGTTGCCGAGAAGTGGTTACATGAGTTCCATCGAAAGTGTTGGCCATCATGAGATCACTCTTGGTAACAGTGTTAGCTAACTGAATCAGACTAGGTATGCCATAATCAGGGATTGAAGGATAAGTCAAAGGATCGAACCAATTTGGAGGCAAAACCTGTTGGGCCCCAGTTTGAATCGAACCGTTCAAGGCTTGAGCTTCTGCCAACCCCGAAACCCCGTTAACACCGGCGATGGGAGCACTAGTGGAATTAAAAACCCTACAACTGGCTTGGCTCCAATACCCACCATAAGCTGGCATAGCATTAGCGACATCCAATGTATCCTCACGAGTTTGCGCAGCCGTAGTATTGCCAGTCCACGAATTTCCAGAAATAACCCCACTATCTGGTAAACGCTTGACTGACATTATTTTGGATCCCTGAACATTTAAAGATGTACGGTTTCCATCCAACACATATTTGTTGTTAATGGCACCCTTACGTCCAATAAACATTCTGGTAACAAAATGAAGCATGGTAACTTTTCCTGGATTCACTCGAAGCAATTCAGCGGTATCCACTGGTTCAGTTTCCGTGGGAACAGTCAATACAGGTGCAGCAAGAGTGTACTTGGCCGCAGGGGCATAGTTAAATGCAAAATTCTCAGCCAACGGTTGTACCACACCTGGAGGCACTGGTTCAGCAACAAATGGACCCTGCGTAGCGTCAGGAACACCAACTGTGAAATAACTGGTCTGAGCATCCCAAAGAGTGTTAATTGGGGCTGGGCCAGGAAAGGGCGGAAAATCCGGATTTATGTTAATAACAGTATAACTACGGTCCGCTCTAGGAATGGGTGGAAATTCATTACGCCCAGTATAGGTCTCTCTATTGTACAATTGCCACCTATCCATAAGCTGACGCCAAGACAACATTTTTTCACCAAAAGCTACTGAAGCCATAGGGGCAGCTGGCTGGGAACAATCACCCATCCAGGCCTTTGTAGGAGGATCATCAGGAACGTCTTCCATCTCAGTAGCACCCATGGCGGCGGATTCACCCGTTGAAACTTCCATATTGGGAGTAAAAACACCAGGGGAAGAACGAGACTTCCTGGACTTCGCGGCCTCCTTTCTGATCCTAGCCCTATCAGATGGTTCAATGGTCTTAGCAACACCAAAAACATTGGCCCTACGCACAGCCTCATTGCCCATGGACTGGGGAATACGATCTCTGTTCTGCCAATTCACAGGGAAACCAGTGGGCCCGGTAAAAGACATTGAATCCAAATTCCTAGCAGTAGGCATTTGGAAATCCATGTCCTCACCTGCAGATACGAAAACGTTGACAGTAACGTCATTATTTGTTTCAGTATTTGGCACAGCTAACCTATTAAGAACATAAATAGTAATCTGCCCATTGGTGGTAGCTGTAGGAGCCAACCTAGAAGGATTTGTAGGACCGGCAACTGGAACGTCCGAACCATAATTAACCCAATCATAGTTAACGTCAGAAGATTGAGTGGGCCTAGCTTCTAACGGCAACAATGATAAATAAGGCTTTTCCTGCATATAACCAACCTCAAAACAAAAATCCCTGCCAGAATCACCAGCAATGTCGATAGTACGACTATATTGCTGATTCATCAAAGATTCAGGATAATCATTCACATCCTCCCTAGCAAGAACATCTGCGACTGGATCATACACAATACGCAACCTGCCCCTGTGCAAATTGGACGCCACAATTTGGATTCTATACTTCATAGATCCGCGCCAATACCCAAAAGGTAACGCCGCATAAGCACATGGAGTAGGCTGCAAACATGGAATGCCTGTAAGAGAAGGGTCATCTCCGACCTGCCTCTTAAAATACTGTGGGGTAACTCTAGCATACCAAATCGGAGTTTCTGCTGAAGCATCTACCGGCCAAGTAAATCTATCCAACCAACATTCTCTCTGAGCTAATTTTGGTATAGACATCTCATCACTAGGACCAAGTCCCACAGTGGCTTGATCAGTGGCCAAGCAAGAATCTCCAACTTCCAATCGAGTAGATATGTCCGCAGAGTTTGCTTTGGCCAAGTCCCCAAGGTAATTCGGCACATATTCAGATCGCATGTGCGGAGTAAAAGTTCCAGTTCTAACGACCGGAGGTTGCACCGAAACCGCAGGATGGCCAACAGCAGTGGGAATTGAAAATTTCACATCTGAAGCCCACAAAAAGACTTGAATGGTAACAGGATCATCTGCATCATTCGCATGTTTAAGAGGGGCCAAACTGGAACTGTGAACCACTCCCATGTGGGACACACGCGCTCCATAAGGACCTTGCGAAATATTGGGAGTAGAACCAGTAATCAAGTTAACAACGGGATCACCATTGGGCCCTAAGGTGTGACCGGTGTTAACTGCACTCGGATTGGCAACCCAATCACGATTAGGTATTCTAAACCAATTTGCTCCATAGAAAAATGGAAATTCCATCTCACCACCCATAGATTGACCTGGATCAACAAAAATCTTTGGCCATTGGCTCTGGGTCATAATGCACACCTCCTCCCCATTAGTCAAATTAAATGCAACGGATGCATCCTTATCCATAGAAGAAAAAGGTTCTGATAAAAGAGGATTAAATTGGTATTTTTCACCAGGTTCAGTGATAAGAGGCCTGTAAGAAATAAAACCCCTACCATAGTGCATTTGAGAACCGTTGACAATAACTTTCATATGCATCTTGCAACGGAGCAAATAAAAATTTGATAGTTTTTGAGCCACACTGGGGCTGTCTAGAAACGCTGACCAAGGATTAAAATAAATCTGAGGAAAGGGTTGTCCGACCTCCCAAATATGAGTCGATGCTAAAATAGGCCTCTCAAGCCATCTGGCCAAATCAACATCAGAATATGAACCCCAGTCATGAGTTGGGTCCTCACCGTCTCTAACGGTAGTAATAAATTGCTTCTCACTATCATCGAAAGCAAAAGTCTGCTGAATTTGAACGTCAGCAGTCGTTTCTAAATCTGTTAAACTTGCTGGTCATAAGATAAAGTGCTAAATTTGACCTAACATCTAGCACTAGCACAACATATGGCTATAACAATTGAAGAACGCATAATATACAAACAGCCACTAAATACAAAGATCGGAACTTCAAAAGGGTCTAAAGCACAATTCAGAGAATCCGTGCACGGAACCACCCGTGAGCGTATATTTAACGAGCTCGCTCAAGCTCGATGCTCCTCTAGTAGGAGATTGAATCATAAACGAGACGATCAAAACCATCTGGATTAATCTGTCTCTTCAATGACTCAAAAGCCTTTGGGTTGGAAGAACGTTGGTGAATTATAAAATCGTCGATCAAGCCGTTTTTGCAAAACTTCTTTACATAACGATCCAACCAAAAATTCCAGCTCCAATATTTAAAATACTCATGATCTTCTGCCTTGGGTTTCCAAGTAGGATGGTAATATTTCTTGACGGCATCTACAAAACGTTGCCAACGAATCCTGCCATATGGAACTAATTCACCCAATACAGTATACACTTGAGAGCGCAATAAATCCTTATGCTCAACTGAAGATGAAGAATCCTGCTTGGCCAACAGTTTGACAAGAACAGATGCTTTCAAGGGAGCTGCTCCCACCAAAACATACTGCCCAATCCGGGTTGGATCTTCCATTATCTCATCCAAACTGTAAGCCGGTATCTCAATGTAAACCATAACGTGCTGTAAAAAAACTAAATCCCCAGGTTTCTGATATGGCAAACTTGTATCGGATTTATCTCCCATAGTGGCCGTTATACCAAAACCGCGCATAATTTCTGAATAATCAACAGCGCTATAAACTGGAGCTCCAGCTAATTTGCAAGCTTCAACAAAAGCGGGTTTGATGGCAGTTTGGCTATCATCTCCCAAAGCCTTGTGCCTCACCCAATCAGTGAAATCGGATGGAAAAGGAATGTCATGATCTCTGGCGAACTTCAAAACGTTGCATATTTTCAAAACTTGATTCATCATGGAGTTCAACGGGAGAGTAAAAATAAAACCAGAAGGCATGACAGAAATGGGAATAACAGTGCCTCCATAAAACAAAGTCATATCATCCCACCACTCTAACAAAGCATCAGCATAAGCCTTCAAACGAGGAGAATAAGTTCCAAAGTATTCATGAATGGCAAGAACCAATTCTATACATATCGTCAAAGTATACTTGGTCAAATTTGCGGGCATTATTTTGTCCCAAGCGCTCACGTCAGCGTCAAAAACCAAAAACTTATCAGATTGCTCATCATACCCATCGAAGAAAATTTGATTAGTACTTTGCTCAAAATGACAAGAACCCATGTCTAAACCAGCCACCATATCAAACTCAATGGGATTGTTGGTAAACAAGTATGCCAATGGTAACAAAAACATTCGAAAAGCAACATTGACGGCTCCTGGCAAATTAGAAACCATTCTAGATTTAACTTTCACTTTGAAATTATCAACTGAATGAAAGATGTCTCTAATCTTCTGGTCGTCTCCAGGATCAGTGTCAAGCAACTCACGAGCTTTGTCTTCGCCAATCAAGGCAGAATAAAATTCACGCGAACTGGTTTCAACAGGATAATTGTTAGTCTTTGCTGACATGGTAACTGGATAACACTCCCTCTTGGTGAAACAGGTAGTGACTTGGTTTTCAGGAACAACGCCACAAGTAAAACAGAAAACTGCAGCTGTAAATGCTTCCCAAGCGGGAACCGCTGAATCATAAATGAGCAATTCGCCATCGTCACTTATTTCATAAACGTCACGTTTTCCACTTCCTCGTGGGGGTTTAAAATTCGAACCCCAAGAACTAGTGTGATCCATCTTTGGCATGATAACAGTTCCATCATCGTTCTTAACACCAACAAACTGCTCCTCTATGGTGGTATTGAGGAGCCGAACCAAATCTTCATGCACTGAGTTGGACTCAGAATCATCACCCTCTCCCTCAGCATCATGATTCAACAAACCTTGAATTACATTAAAATAATGTTCGTAAATGCGAGAAGAGGCCTCATGAACTAAATCATGATCTATATGACCATGGATCATGCATTTGGCTACCTCCTTATCTAAAGACATTGAGGACATGCTTCCATTGGAATCTTTCACTCCAGGACCTACCATGCCAACTGGTAGTTCGCCTGAAAAAGTGGGGTGGGGATTCTCGTCACCCATCCAAGGAGTGGCACCAAGGTACAAAAAGTCTGGATAGAAATAAACATCATTATCGGACCCTATAACCGGAAAAATGCCCCTAACTTTTTCATGATTAGGATAAATGCCCTTAACCTTAGTAGAGTCAAAAGATGGCAAAGAAACGTGAATTCCGGACTTGGAATCAGAAAAACGAAACAATTCTGTTTGCTCAGCAACATTTTTGTCCTCTGTGCAACCCTGTAAGAAATCAGACCATTCGACCCTTTGATCTGTTCTCCTAACCTTGGAACCAGAGATGCGCTTGGCATTGGCCAATTCCTCTTGAACCGAAGGATCATCAAGGTCAGATTCCAAAACACGATCCATGTTAGCAGTAAATCTTCCCTTCGGACGCTTGAATGAACCGATAGTACTGGCTTTTGTGACTCCAGGTTTAGTCAACTGGAACAAAGCCTCATTGGAACCAACAACAAACTTCTTGGTAAGAGGCACATAACAATTATAACAAACCTGATCCAAATCATAATTCCCAATGTAAAGACAAGAACCGGAAATCTGCCTTTATCACTAAATAGAGCAGGTAATCCACAATCACCATTCTTAAAGCGATGGTCTCCATCTTTGGAACTCCGAACCAAAAGCCCATCCATTGGTTTACCCCTCAAATGCTCCATTATGTCCTTGGAATCTGGATAATTAACTGCATCCTTACCAAAAAAGGCTATTTCTTCATTGCGATTGAAAAAGCCATCACTCTGCTGAACCAAACCCGAGGGGCTAGGATGCCAATACGTACCATCAACACCAACAGAGCAATAAAAATCACTGTTGTAAGAAGCATCAAATTCCTTTAAACCACTAATGCCAGACACACCATGAGCTATCCTACACAAGTCCAACTTAGAGTCGAAATAGACGTTCCTATTGTTGACCTTGATGTCATAAGAATTATGCTGGGAAGCTTGACCATCCTTACCAGTTAAAGTCAAGGTCATAGACACGCCAATCCCTTCGTTCAAATCAACACCACTGAAAAAATGCGAAGGAACCAAAACCGACTTGTTGTCAAAACAAAAACCGTGTATGGAAGATCTCTCCAATTCATTCTTTGGGTTACGCCGCCTTAATTTGACGACCCTGCTGGTACAACAATTCTTGTTATGACCAAAAATGGAACTTATGGCAGATTTCAAAGTGCTCCCATGTGAAGTCTTGCTGGTGTTTGAAGCATTATGAACCTCTTTGGCCAAGAAATTCTTGACCAATGATTTCTCAGACCAATAATTTTCACCATCAGGTATCTTGGACTGAACTCCATTGGGAGTAAAACCATCAGTATTTTCATCACCCGCAGTCAAAACTTTGTAAAATATGGGGTAAAAAGCTCCGGCTGCAATTATGGGAGAAAGAGTATACAAAATGGCTTTTATTGAAATCTTAGGAATCTCTATAAAACAGCTCTGTCTAACCAAATTCCGAAGATTTTTAAGAAAACCATGAAACCGATGCACACTAATGGCTATGGCATTCTTTGATGGAGAAAGGACAGGAATAACACAACTAAATGAACTATCCCACAAATTTTGACAACACGTCATTGGGCAAAGATCACTCAATTCATTGAAATCGTCCTCAGCAGCATCACAAATCTCTTGTTGATCAGCAGCCTCAACCCAATCCCTATCTCTAGAACGAGTCTTGACCGTTTCAACAAACTCTGAAGATGCATCCAAAGAAGAGGGATCCCTATCTAAATGAAGGAAAACCTTCTCACACCATGGTCCACACTTGGTGCATTTTGGATGATGATAGGTGGCAACTGATCCATCCATTCGACGAACTTCAACACCCTTACAACAATCAAGGTCAACATGGCAAACCCATGAAAGTGAACAATCTTGATCATCTTCGTCTTCACCAATATCAGAGTGAGGATTGTCATAAGATTCCAAGACTTCTGAATAACTTGGGGGAGGAGGAGGATTAGAAATACGTGGAATAACTTGCTGGGTATACCTATACCTAGTGAGTTTAGAAGCCACAACAAGAAGACAAGCTGCAATGGCTGCAGCTCTATAAAATTCCCGTCTTTTGACCTCATCAACTCCAAAGGGCTTAAAACCTGTCACAAAATCGTACAGACCACTGCGTCCATCTTCTTGGAAACTGGACGCATTTTCCTTCGGCGGACCAAAATCAAAGTTCCAAAATTCATCTTTGAACACACGAGAACACACTTGCGCATGGTTGCAAAGCACATCCTTGCGTTTTGATAAAACAATGGGCTTATGATCAAAAACTAGAGAAGCCCCGGTATTGGGAACAAATACAGAAATAAAGCTCTCAAAATAATCAGAAGGAGTAGTATCAAAAACGGAGAAAAAACTAGATGCAATTTCATCAAAATCCCCTCGGAAGAAATCAAAATGAGAACTGCCAATGTTAGGCTTATCTGATAAAAGTGCTTGAAACACGAGACACTTTGCCAAAGAAATATAGGTGGCTTTTGCAGTGTTCATCTCACAAACATCACGAGCAGTATTAGAATGAATAGAATCAGAGTTCACCCTTACTCTATCAATCAGCTTTGCACCATTACAATCAACCCCAGAAACTTTAGAAGATTGCCAAAGCAACTCCAACGAAACATTCTGAAGTTCCGAAATCACGCTGGTATTTTCAACGCTTTCAGCGTCAGAAAATTCACTGGGTGTAAAAATAATGTAACGAAGCAAAAAGAAATACATCTGGGCTAGCGAGTAATCTGTATCAAACTCTTTCTTCCACCATTCCTCCAAACAATCAGCACTGTAATAAATAACGCCAGCTGAAATGCCGAGCAAGTAATCAAGAGCTGAAGATTCGATGAAAGCACCACCACGCTCTGCAAAAAGCCACTTACTGCCATCTTTATGAAATGCCGTCAATTCATTGAAAGGAAAAGCCTCGAAAATTCTTTGAGTGACAGGTCTCAATGTCGCTGAATAAATCAGCACTGGGAAAAGCTGGATCATGGACCTATCAACCTTTCTCAACGACATAATAATAGACCGCTCAGTGAATTTGCCAAAAGCTGTAGGATTGGGATTGGCCTTCGTTGGATAGCGAATCCTGGGACTCATAACTACCAAATCACCGGTGTAAGAATCAAATTCATGAATACCGGCACACACTGGACAATGCCTCACAGTCAAACAATTAGGACAAGCACACCTACAAGACTCAGATTTCAAACTTGACTTAATTTCCTCAGATCGCCAAGCACGAAAACTAGTTTCATACTTGTGTTCCACCATATCATGGATGTAACAGTAAAAGGTGTTTATCGTAACCTTGCTCAACACTATCTTAGTGCCCTTGGCAAAAAACTTAGCATCTCTGCCAGCACCATAAGATCGATCTTCCTTAAAAGTGTAGGAAACAGGCACCTTACTCATCTGTTCCTTCCGCTTAAATTCGCCAGTAGCACTGCTCAAGCGAACAAACGTATAAACGGAAACAAGATTATAAATGCTGGAAGTGTCAGAGGCATTTCTGGCCTCAATAACAGTGGGGTGATCCACATCAAGTTTAGAAGCAGGATCAGCATATTGACCCTTCAGATGCCATTCAATAAAAATGGTACGCCGAACCACAGCTGGCGTACAAACGGCTAGTTCTTGAATACCAGCATCTGACCTGTTGTCAGAATAGAATCCTGCCAAAATTCTATAATGATTGTCACCCTTTACACCATCACCTTTCCTGGATTCCAAAGCAGCGGCTTCCTGATTGGCTGAAACTCCATCACCAGTCAACATTATCCGATGGACCATGTTGTTTTCTGGAGGAACCGGACCCATTTCGCAAGGGTCAAAATCCTCAACATGACTATACAAAAAGGTGACCCCTCCTTGCTTATTTAACATGTAATTGGATCTCCTTTGCTTATCGATACACTTTTGATCAATTGGGTCTCCAGGTTTCCAATTGCCAATGTCTGGGTATCCAAATTTATATGCCTTGGAATGAATGATCTGAGTCACTGTTTTAATGAAAACATTTCCCAAAGCATTGGATTTCCCTATACCGGCATTGCCAGTAAATACAAATGACATACCGGAAGCCTTATGAGGAGAAGGCAAAGTAGAAACATTCCTAGTCAAAGCTTGAAGATGTGTTGTAATGTTCGTGAACTTGGTTTGCATCTCCTTGGTCAAGCTAACTTTGGATACCATCCGCTGAAGCTTAGCATTCAAAACAGAAGTGACAACCTTCATGCCATTGGACCAATCTTTAGGAGCAGTAGCGTGACCAGGCAAAATGCCCTCCAAATCATCGATCATACACTGCCAATCTGGGTCTGAAGAACTGACAATCGACATGGGTAACATTCGAGAAACTGGACACTTGTAGTGATCCCGGTCACTATATGACAAAGTGTCCTGAGTGGGAGGTATACCACCATAACTGGTAGCAACAAAACTATAAAGCTCAAATATCTGAGAATAAGAGTCGACACCCACAAATCTGCCAAAATCACCTTTAAAAATGGAATCGACGGCTTGCCACATCAATGAAAGAACCTTGTCAAAATCAGCTAAATATCCAGTGGTTTTACCAGCAATAATCCCTGCCAACATAATGGGCAGAACTCTTCTGGTGGAAAACTTGGACAAACCCTCATAAGACAATTCAGGAACTTTACCGTCTACAGTCATGATAGCACAAAAAGAGGCTACTAAAGTAGTTAACTTTGCGGCCATGAAACCCAAATCACTATCACAAATGTCCAATATAGGGCGAAATGGACCAAAAGGATAAAATCTGCCATGCTCATGCTCATGATCCTCAGGATCATGAGGATCAACAGCAGTGCCAAAGCCATTTACAAGAGTGGAAATGGATTCAAACATATCCTTAAACTTCTGCGAACATCCATCAATCAAATAATTTATAAGTTCGCGAAGTCTAGAAGCGTTATCACAAACTGTTTCAAAACTGGGAAATATTGAAGCTAAAGTGCTACGCAATCTCTTCGCCCAAGGGTTGGTGAAGTCTAAAGATCTGTAAAAACTATTAATAGATAACAAAATTTGATCTATCGAAACATCACCAACCTTGAATGCTATCAAATTCTTGTAAAGAGTGTTAGCGGCGTTAAGAATGTCAGCAAGAATGGAACACCTATCGGCATACTCTGTAACCACACCAGAAGCATAATTCTTAATGCCGTTTTTCAAAAAATTCTTGGTAACATCCCAATTTGCAATCAAGGAAACCAAAGAAGCACCCCAGGTATCTTCTTCTCTGGCTGTTTCCAAAGATTCCATAAAAGTTCCATGTGGTATGAAACGCCCATTTTTCTTGCATGCATTACGATAAATCTTCAAATTGTCATCAAAGTGAGAAACAAAATGTTTAAGAAATTTCAACTTGCAATAATTATGGGTGGAACCTAAGGAACGATAATAACCCTGATAAATGTTGAGAATAATTCTGGCAGAAGTTCTCAAAACAGAAAGACAAGACGAACTTTTGTGATAACGGTCCAAACAATATTTTCTAATTGCAATCAAAAACAAATGACCGTCATGATAAGCTTTCGCTTGCCAAACATAAATTTCACCTCGATAATCAAATTTCGGGTAAATCTGATAATAAGGTTTATTGCCATCCTCATGAAGATAATTTTCCCATACTTGGAGGCGAACCTTAATGGGATCAACTTCACTGTCAGAATCCTTATAAACAAAACAATTCGAACGATATAGAGGGTCACATCGAAAAGTTTTGTCAGAACTAAGCAATTCTGCATTCATCTCCACATCAACAATGGAGCTCGTATCAAAAGCCTTGGCGCACGTCAAGGATCCTGGCTTCATTCCCATGGCCGAATGAAGCGCACTAGAGCTATTCACTGAAAAATGTGGGGTAGCCGGACGAACCGGCAATTGGCACTCTTTAAGTACCTTAGGAAGAGAATCTTCCACAACTGGGGTAGCAAATCGTGTACACAAATGCGTGACCTTAACCGAAGGCATCGGACTGGTGAGACCAGCATACAACTTAACCATGGTAAAAAGAATTGACCCCAAATGGATCAATCCCAAAAATAACAAAGGTAAAAAGGGGACCCGTGTCCCGGGGCATGTTTCTTACAATCACATATTTCGGTCTAAAAATTCGAACCGTAAATCGCCGAAAAATAGAACCAAGGTAAAATGATTGCGTCCTCTATACAGCTTCGAGGCACAGTTTGACCTTTATTAATAAATATCTGGTGAGACCAGTGTACAATTTGCTGGTGAGACCAGCGTACGGTTGGTTCAGCTACAACCAGCTAAACCTAAGAAGTGTTCTAAACTATCCAAAGTGGGCACACAAAATCCACAATGGCGTACAACAACAGACTATCTCATAGCAGTTGCAGTGGCATATTTGAAATGATCGCACAGTCATAAATCAAATCAAATTTTCTACAAAAAAGTAAAAGCCATAACGTACGGATAAATACGTGTTAATTCACGAAAGAAGGGAGGATATAATCCCCC